TGGAAACAGCCTGAAGGTAGTCATTACAAGCGTCGCTGGAAGCACATCTGGACTCACTCTTGCTGCCGCAGGCAGCCTGGGTGCATCCACTCTTCGCGTGTCAATGCCCGCAGGAAAGACCGCTGCTTTCTCTGTTGGTGACGAGATCACGTTTGCAGACGGCACATCGGTAACGGTAAGTGGAGTATCTGGACGCACTCCGGTGTCGGGAGACATTTTTGGAGTGTCTGGTTCCGCATCAGGAATCACTCTTACCCTGCGAAGCCTTCTTACAAAGGATCAGGCAGCAGGAAATACCTTTACCCACCAGAGCCTGTACGCCAAGTACGTTGGTTCTAATTCGTCTACTACGCCATACGCCGCAGACGCTGGTGGCGCAAACGATCAGATCAACGTGCTTGTGCTTGACAAGGACGGGTTGTGGACCGGAACTGCAAACACCCTTCTTGAGAAGTTTGAGGGTGTGTCCCGTGCAACTGATGCCAGAAAGTTTGACGGCAGCAGCAACTACTACCGCACGGTCATAAACGACCAGTCTAATTACGTGTGGGTGCTTCAAGCCGACGTTCAGGGAAACAACGGTGGTGCTGGATTCCAAGCCACCAAGACCGATTGGACGCGCATCGGTGTTGCTCTTGACACGCAGACTTTCGTTGCAGACAACGTAAACGTTCTCCATCTGGCTGGTGCTGCATCCGCTGAACCAACCGATTCCGAGCGTTGGGCAAACGGATGGAGTAAGTTTGCAGATGCAGATGCAGTGGACGTTTCGCTGCTTCCACTCGGAAACGCTTCGGCTACCCTTAAGCAGTTGGTAGTGCAGAACGTGTGTGAAAAGCGGTTGGACTGCATGGCATTCATTTCGCCCGCGCAGACCGATGTTGAGAACAAGTTGCCGTATGAAGCCTTGAACAACCTCAAGATCTTCCGCGACAGCACCTTCAACGTCAACTCTTCATATGCCGTGATCGACAGTGGTTGGAAGTACCAGTTGGACACCTACAACAACTTGGTTCGTCCCATTCCGCTGAACGGAGACATTGCAGGACTCGTTGCCCGTACAGAGTTCACGGACGAGGCTTGGTTCTCGCCCGCAGGCTTCAACCGTGGTCAGATCAAGAATGTGGCGAAGTTGGCGTACAACCCCACACAGGAAGCCCACCGTGACGAACTGTACACCCGTCAGGTGAACCCTGTCGTGTCGTTTCCAGGCGAAGGCGTGATCCTGTTCGGTGACAAGACCGCACAGACTCGTCCAAGCGCGTTTGACCGCATCAATGTTCGCCGCCTGTTCATTATTCTTGAAAAGGCGATTGCCACGGCTTCAAAGTTCTTCCTGTTCGAGCAGAACGATGCGTTCACTCGCGCACAGTTCAAGAACCTTGTGGTTCCGTTCCTGAAAACTGTTCAGCAGCGGCGGGGCATCACCGACTTCAAGGTGGTGTGCGATGAAACCAACAACACAGGTGAAGTAATTGATCGCAACGAGTTTGTGGCAGACATCTTTATAAAGCCCACTCGCAGCATCAACTTTATCCAGTTGAACTTTGTTGCAACCAAGACCGGCGTAGAGTTCAGCGAAGTCGGCGGCTGATCGCCTACATAAGACCAAGGAGTAATCCATGCCAGTAGACCCAAGCAACAACATTTCAGGATTTGTAAACGCCTTTGCAGGTGGTGGTGTTCGCACCAACCTGTTTATGGTAACAGGCACCATTCCAGGTTACAACAATCAGCGTGCTATTTCGTTCTTGTGCAAGGCAGCACAGATTCCAGCGTCATCGCTTGGAACCATTGAGGTTCCGTATCGTGGTCGCCGTATTAAACTACCGGGTGACCGTACTTTCCAAGACTGGACCATCACGGTCATCTCGGACGCAAACATGAGTCTGCGGTCTGCGTTTGAGTTCTGGAGTTCTCGGTTCAACTCCCATGTCAGCAACGTTGCACCGAACAACTTCATGCAGTTCATGCCTACATGGTCGGTAACACAATTGCTCAGAACAGGTGATGCTCTTCGTACCTACAACTTTGTTGGGTGTTTCCCAAGCGAAGTTGGTGCCATTGATCTTTCTTACGAAAACAACGACACCATTGCTGAGTTCCCCGTGACAATTAACTATTCGTGGTGGGAGGCTGCTCCTGGCGCTGCTGTTCCTGCAACAGGAACTGGACAGGAAAACATTACTTCGTTGTTGCAGGGCGCGGGCATCAATATCGGTCAGGGGTTCTGATCGTAATTTTGACAGGATTCTTTATTTATGGCTATTAAACTATTTGGTTTCAAACTGGGCAAGGACACCGAGACTTCTTCGGAGGAATCCAAGAAGTCTCTGTCCTTTGTGCCGCCAGACTACGATGACGGTACGGTTCCTGTTGAAGTGGGCGGATACTTTGGTGCGGTGGTAGATTTTGACGGCACCATTAAGTCAGACATTGAACTCATTCGCAAGTATCGTGACATGGCTCTGCATCCAGAGGTGGAGTCAGCCATATCGGATATATGCAATGAGGCAATAGTGTACGACGAAACCTTCACCACCGTAAAGGTGGACACCACAAACCTCAAGCAGTCCAAGTCCATCAAGGACAAGGTTGAAGCCGAATTCGAAGAAGTGCTTGGACTTCTTGATTTTTCTCGTCGCGGATACGAGATATTCCGAAAGTGGTACATCGACAGTCGCTTGTACTACCACATCATTGTGGATGAGAGCAACAAGAAAAAGGGCATCAAGGAGTTGCGCCCCATTGATCCAACAAAAATCCGCAAGGTGCGCCGCATCGTAAAAAAGCCACTAGACAAAAACAACGCTGCGGGTGTTGGCATACAGTTGGTTACATCGGTGGAAGAGTTTTATGTGTACAACGAGCAGCAAGCAAACGCTACGACATTGCAACTTGAAGGGTTGAAGATTCAACCAGATTCCATTTGTTTTGTGCACAGCGGGTTGTTTGATGGATATCACAAGAAAATTATTGGATATCTGCATAAGGCAATCAAGGCTCTGAACCAACTTCGAATGATTGAAGACGCTGTGGTGATTTACCGCATCACTCGCGCTCCTGAGCGGCGCGTGTTCTACGTGGACGTTGGAAATTTGCCAAAGCAAAAGGCAGAGGAATATGTTCGTGGATTGATGCAGCGGTATCGCAATAAACTCATGTACGATCCCAATACGGGTGAAGTACAAGACTCGCGCAAACACCTGTCCATGCTTGAGGATTTCTGGATGCCCCGCCGTGAAGGTGGTCGTGGCACGGAAATACAGACACTTGAAGCAGGACAGAATCTTTCTGAAATGGATGATGTAAAGTATTTCCAAAAGAAATTGTTTCAGTCGTTGAATGTGCCTGCTTCCCGTCTTGAGGAACAGAGTGGATTCAATTTGGGTCGTGCATCCGAGATTTCTCGCGACGAAGTAAAGTTCTTCAAATTCATTGAGCGTCTACGCATGAAGTTCGCAGAACTGTTCCTTGAACTGCTTCGTGTGCAGTTGACCCTGAAGGGAGTCATCAAGGAAAGCGAGTGGGATGAAATAGAAGACCGGTTGGGATTCCGCTTCGCAAAAGACTCTCACTTCACCGAACTCAAGGAGAGCGAAATCTTCAAGGATCGTTTGCAAACTGCACGGGACGCAGAGGATTTTGTTGGCAAGTACTATTCGCGTGAGTGGATACGCAAGAAGGTGCTTAGACAGACCGAAGACGATGTGGAGCAGATTGACAAGCAGATCAGCGCAGAACAGGCTGCGGGACTCATACAGTCACCATTGGCTCCTGAAGGCGCACCACCTGAAGGAGGCGGATTCGCGCCTCCTGCGGGACCAATGACACCAAGCGCACCCTCCGCAGACGGACCACAGGTCACAATCGGTGAAATCGTGCCTGCGGACGAGGAAGACATGAACGATTGAGAGGCACATCATGCAATCATTTGAAGAATTCAAAACTGCGGTGCTAGCGTCCCTGCGAGACAAGGTTGCGGAGCGCATAGATACTGAACGAGAGCATATTTCAAACGCCCTGCTGCGCGGGAAAAATGGGGAAGAAGTTGAAGCCCCAACACCAGTGAACGCAGACGAAAACTAAATAATGGAGTCTGCACAAGGAGACTATATGGACATTACCAAGAAGATTGCAAAAGCCGTAGTAAACAAGAGTTTCGCTGAAGCCAAGGAACTGGTCTTCAAGTCGCTGTACGCCAAGGCATCACTGGCTCTTGACGAGGCTCGTTTTGCTGTTGCAAACAGCGTGTTTAATGAAGCCGCAAAGACCAGCGGTGTTCCCGCCGGTGCAAGCGAAGACAAGTTCATCGCTCACCGCGCAGAAGTCAAGAAGGCAGGACACAAGGCTAAACTTGGCAAGGGCGTTCCCGCTGGCAGAGTGCAGGAAGAAGTCAAGGATGCAGACTCT